GAAAAATAATAAAAAATAAAAAATTAAAGAGTTTTTTCCACTTTAAAAAATTCTTTAACAAAACTATTACAATAAGTAGGACGATTCATTAAATTATAAATAATATTATTAGAACAATTCCAATTAATGATTCCAAAATCATTAAGTGCAATTTTATTAATATTTACTACTATATCATTCATTTTTAAATTTTGATAAACATTATTTTTATAATATAAGTTATAAAGCATTCTTATTAAGTGCAAAGAAATTTTTCTTATATTCTTATATTCAAAAATTATATAAAAATCTTCCTTGATATTGTTTAAATAATCCATCTGCACCCTTTTTTAAATTTTTATAATGTCTTATATCTTCATTGATTATATCGATTTTATGTTGCCATCTTCTTTTAAGACCTTCTTCTTTTATTTTCCATTCCATTCCGATTGTAAAATCTAACTCTCCTTCAGGTAGATTTTTATCCTTAAATCTGGCTAGGTCTCTTAATTCGTAAAGATATTCTTTATTAATTGTCCAAGTGGTAATCTTTTGATTAGCTACGTTTTTTCTTTCTTTTAGAATAATATCACTAATAAATATTTTTCTATACATACCACTTAACCATTTCATAACTTCATATGATTTAGTTAAATCTACTTCTTGACCTCTAAACCTAAATAGTTTAGTGTATGTATCCCACATTTTTTTAGCTTGTTTCTTAGTTAAGTTTTTCTCTGGTATTAAGCTTAGTTTATCAGTAATATTTAATTTTTTTAAACTATCTTGTATAAACTTTAATTTATTTTCTTTACTTCCAATTTTTTTGATTATAAAATCGTCGTGTCCTTTTAGTTTATTCATCCATTCACTTTGCCCCTGAAAGAAGAACATAGTAGTAGCTAAATACTCGCTATAACCATTACTTTTTAAAAATAAATATTTGTGCTTAATCATTTCGTCGGCTGGTAATTCTAAAAATTTATTAATTTTTTTGTGTTTTGGATCCAGAGGATTAAAATTATCTTCTAATTGTTCTTCGTGTTCTTTTTCATAACTAGCCAATATTTTCCTATTTGTTTGTATTGCTGTTGGCAATAAGTTTTCAATAAAGCCTTTTTCTAATGCACCTCTACGGAAATGAGCAAATTTATTAGTATTGTAGCAATCTTCTTCATAAATTAATTCTGTTAGCATTTCTTCATATAGTTTAGTTTCTTCTTTTGGTAATACACATTTAAGTGGTATAGTTAATTTTTTAAAGTCGCTATATTCTTGTTTAACATTTTCTAAAGAGTAGTAAGTCTCTTCAATAAATTCTTTCTTATAAAATATATAAGTTAATTCAGTTATATTTCTACATCTTGCAATTTGTTGGAGCATTGCTCTGGGGTTTATTGTATGTTCTTTATAATGAGCAAATACAGGTCTTTCCATAGTTGAATCTAAACCATAAATAATCTTAGGACTAAAGACTACAATGTCATAACTGTCAAGATTTATTCCCTCTTCTGTATCAGATGTAATAAGAATATAAGTTAATCCTTGACTATCTTCCCATTCACTAATTTCACAACTTTGTTTATCTCCTTCATTATTCTGATAACCTTTACCTTCAATAATATGTTTAAAGATTAATTGTGCATCTTGTTTAGAATCGGTACAAACTATTTTTTTATCTACTTGACAACACTTGATTAAAAAGTCTTCATAGTTATATACTTCTTTCATTGGCACACCTTTATTGTGCTTATAAGTATTAAGAACCTTATTAACATTCCTATTTAATCCTTTTAAAATCTTCATTCTATTATTATGTATATCTGCATCAGTAGCAATAATTTGCTTACATTCTACTAATAATCTTGAACGTAATAACATCCAACTAGCAGCCCTATTTTTTAAGCAAGTTGGAGAATTTAATAGGTGTCTAATTAGGCTATCGAATTCATCTAAATAGACTACATAATCTGAAAAATCTTCAATATCTGCTAATCTGTGGAGACTCTCAATAGTAATAATAACGTTATCCCCTTGTTGATAATACCAACGTTCTGGGTTATTTCTATAATGATAACAATTAATACCGATAGCTTGAAAATCTTTATATTGCTCGTCTGCCAGTGAAACTCTGCTAACAATACTAATAATATTTAACTCTTGTTCATAAACATATTTTTTAATTAATGTTGTTTTACCGGTTGCAGTATCTGACCTTATAAAAAGGTCTTTATATTTTGCTGGTTCTATAAATCCTTCATCTTCTTCATTACTTTCTAATTTACTTAGTTTTTGTCTATTAATAATTTCGGATCCATTTTCAAAGGTATTTTCTGGAGTAGGTTTAAATTTAATATAATCTAATAATGTTCTATCATTTGTTTGATGTAATAACCAATTAACCATTAGGAAGCGATTATGACCATATTTAATACTATCCCAAATTTTGAAATTATTAAATTTATTATATCCAGTATTAGCCTTACAATATTCATCCCAAATATTTTTTTTATTTAATGATTTCATAGCAGTAGTAAATTTAAACCATTCTGTAAAACCACCAAAAATATTTTTCTTATCTAATTTATTTAATATTTGTTTTAACTTATTATCTGTAATTTCGTAAGCGTATTGATTTTCTTCATCATCATTATAATTAATTACTTTATTACCAACCTCTAATTGTTTTTTAATATTTTTTTTAGTAGGATATTTTTTACTACTACTTGTTTCTTGTTGATAAGTATGTAGCCAATTTATAAGCTCTTCTGGCATTTCTGCAAAATCTTTACCACTGCATTCACTGACTCTATAATAACCTATACTACCTACTTCATCATCTTTACATTTACCTTTTTCTTTACGTATTTTACTACCAAGACCAACACCGTAAGCACCTTCATTTTTTAAATCAATGTTTAATAGGTTGTTATCTCTAGTTCTGACTTTATCAGTATATTTAAACCAAAGATGCCAACCATTATGACCAGTTCTAATAGTAATAGTATTTAAGCTTTTAATATATTCATTAAATTTATCTTTACTACATAGATTATAAAATGGATGGTCATCACTCCATTTATAAGCATCTAAATCTAATAACGTAATATCATTAACCTTACCAGAAGGACAACCCCAATTTTTATGTCCAGTTTTATGCTTATCAGTGGTCCAAAGATGTTTATTACATTTACGCCATTGACTAGAGGGATATTTACTAAATGCATTAACTAATTCAAACTTTTTTTTGTTTTCGAATTTATCTTCAACAAATTTAATCATTCTATTTATATTATGATTAGATATTTTTTTTTCAATTTTTTTTTTTATTTTAATTTTAATTATATTTTTTTTGGATCCGAAATTTTCTGGATTTAATTTTTGGAGTCTTTGAACTAAATTATTAATATTTTCTTGGGATGTGGGGTTTTGATATTCTTGCTCGTGTTTATATTTATTAATATTTTTCATCTTTCTATTATATATTTCAACTGTCATTTTAAATTTTCCGCTTTCATAGTCTTTAAGGTTATCGCTCTCAAACTTATATTCTGAGTCCATCATTTTTATTCTTATTATTATTATAAAAATAAATCTTTAAGTTATTTAATCATTTTATTTTTTATTTTGATTAAACTTAAAATAAAATAAAAATCAATTTTTTTATCTGACTAAAAAATAAAAAGCTAAAATGCGATATTGTGATTTTGTTAATTTATATAAAAAAGATGAGGATTTTTTCCCTATGAACTATGTAGAGTTAATGTTTTTTATGTATTATGATATTACTACTTGTTTAAGGACTTTATTTTGCTGGACCACTTTGGCATTAACATATTAGAAAGTAAATGCCAATCTGGTCCTATTTTTTCCGTTTTTTCCATAAATCAGCATCGGCCGTTTTTTGTGTTTTACCACCCATAACAAAACTATAAACTCTTGCAAAACTCCATTGTTCCTTACTCATTTTTACACGTCGTGGAGCTTTAGGGTCTTTCTTACCAGTTGCTTTAACTCTTACACTACTAATATTATTTTTCCAAGCTCCTGTCCCTCTATTATATACTTGTTGTATTATACTTTTTTTAATACCTGTAGTTTTTGCTATATCAGCTAAACTATGACTTTCTCCTTTTTTGAATTTATATTTTTGGTTATACTTTTCTTTGTTGCTTAACATCTTTCTTTACTAGAAGATTATAAATTTTTATAAATTTAAAATATTATAAAAATAAAAAAATTAAAAAAAAATTAATAAGTAATTAAGTTATATACTTCAGTATATCCATTATTATGAGACTCTATAATCTTTTCATATACTGGTAAAGGTTGTGGAAGTTTTTCCACTTTGATTTTATAATTAGTTTTAATATTATCGGGATTATGAATTAGATAATATAAAGCAGTTCTTTTTATTTGATATTCATCTTGAATATCTGATTGAGTTATATAAAATTTATAAGTTTGAGTAGTTTCATCAAAAACTTTGTACTTATATTCTTTATTATTTTTTGAATTTTTAGTTCGAGCCATTGTCCTTTTATTATATATATAGAAATTATTTTTTAAACTATTTATTAAATAAATAGATTAATTAAATAATTTAAGATTTTTTAATTTAAGCAGTGAGCATAACTTCACCGCCTTTAATGGTCATCATACGTTCAACTATAGAAAAGTATCTAACATCGCGTCCTACATTATCAGCAGCAGTATTAGTAATAGTGTGGAGCATCTGAACTGGTTTCTGACCAATTTGTGTTGAATTGCCTGGAGCATTAATAGGACTAACACTTAAATCACATCCTAAAAAGTGTTGGGATCCGAGAAGTTCTTTTTGATTATTACCATTAAGAGTAGCTGCGGCAAAAGGCTCATTATTTTGAGTATTATCAGCAGACTGTTTATTAGTTGCGATATCCTTACTATATTCGGCATTAGAGATAGCAATATCAGTGCCAAAACACTGTCCTAATTGATAAGCTTTTTGACTTTCACTCTGAACCTCTCTGGGATAAACTTGTTTATCATTAAGTCTAATATTATAACTATCGGGGACGTCATAGGCATCACTAGAATAAACACCCATCATTTTATTAACATTACCAGATTTGTGGGCGTGGGTAAGAATTGCCCTAACGTTCATACCACTTAGACCCAAGTCCCTTACAATTCTTTCCTGAACTGGTGTGTTTGCAGCTGGAGTAGGATTACTGGCGGGCCAGGATGTAGAAGTTAAAACAACATCTTCATAGGGAATATTAAGACCGTCGTTCATAACTAGCTTAGCCAATTCGTTCATTCTATTATCTGAATAGGTCAAATAATCAGCGAGAAATTTAACATTTTGAGTAGCTACGGTAATTGATGTATCACCAGAATAACCACTCTCAAAAACACCTAAAACCCCTTCTACGCCATCAACTTGAGTATTAAAGGATAATTCTATACTGCAAGGCTGCGAAATGAGGAATAAAGGCAGCTGGATATTGCGCATAGCGGGAAATAATTCACTAATCTTAATACTAAATACAGGAGTTTTACCAACTTCTTTAGTTAATTTAAATGCCTCTAAAGGTTCGGAGGCTGTATTACTACTTTTGTAATCTACATCCCTTAACTGTAATAAACCAGTCTGAGAATTATCGGGACATACTACATCTATACATCCTGCTTTAACCATATCTTTTTGGGACTTTTCCTCAGGAGTTTTAAAAGAGCGACGGATTGACTGATAATAAGCATATTCGTCGGAAATTGCTACGATTTTACTACCAATTCTTAAAGTAGCCCTTTTGATTAAAGAGTGAATACCGGTCTTAATTGGCAGATAAGCCTTTTTATCACCGGCGGTGCTAGTTTGAACACTAAAAGTAATTGCACTACCCGTATCAAGAATGCCTTTATTTTCAAGTACGAATCGAGCAAAGCTATTATTGATTACAATAGGGTCTAGAACATTAGTTTCGATATTCATTGTATCAACAGTCGCCATAGGCGTAGTTTTAAGAGAATCTGGAATAGTTGCCATTTTATTAAAAGCAAAGAAAAAAAAAATTAAAAAATACTTTTAATTAATTAGTAATTAATTAAATTAAATAAAAAAATAAAAAATCTTAAAAGGACTAGTTTGGCAATAACATATAATAAAAGTAAATGCCAATCTGGTCCAAGATTAAACACTAACCATAATACCATTAGGACTATAAGTTAATACATTTTTAGCAACAACATAAGTATAAACACTATTAGGACTATTACCATCTAAATTGGATTCAACTCTTAAGGCATAATTAGTATTTTTAAAATCAACACCTACACGAGTTAGAGGGTCCATATTAATACCACAGCCAAAAACAGGCTGTAAAGGTTCAGCTAATGTGTTATCATTACGGGGTGTAGGTTCATTTTGGAATCCTATATCATCTCCAACACCATTATTAGTATTAAGACTAACTAAAGAATGATTAAAAGAACTAAGAGGTTTAATACTATCAATAAATCTTTGGTCTAGTTCTGTCTGGGGTCTATTTTCATTAGCCTCTTCTTCTACATCTAAAGCGTAATCCAAAGGAAATTTGGATCCACCTCTTATAAAAGATACTCTTCTAATATTTGCGTCCTGGTCAAATGCCCCACTATTAGAATTTTTCAGTCTTCCGGTTGAGAATCCATCAGCACTATAATTATTAATCTGAGTAGTTGGGATAAAATTATGAAATACTGAAAGAGTATTAGCAGTTCCTAAATTATAATTCTGAGTCTGGTCAGAACTATTAAGAACTCCGTAGAGTTGGGAAATAGAATTATACATAAACTGGCCGGTTGCGGGGGCGCTCATCTTTTGACGTCCAGCATCATCGGGAATAAGAAGGTCATAAGTTAAACTAAGGTTTTCTAATTCGTAGAATGCTCCTGTAGATATAGGATTAAATAATTGTTTTGTTTCAGTACCATCAGCAGCAAAAGTAGAATATCCACTAAGGACTTGAGCATCAGGGGCCAACTCAAGATTTATCAATAATCCCCTTAAGCCATTGTTTCCCAACGGGAGAGGAGACCCCGAATTTAAAAGACCGGTTCGCAGAGGAATACTAAAAGATACATCATTATTAACATTATGAGCAGATACAAAAGACCTACTAGCAGATGCGGGATTACCAATACTATTTGACGTATCAAAATCAGATGCTGAATGAGTAGTAGCCATAACACTAGATAAATAGCGTCCATAGCTCTTAACAGATTCAAGTGTTTGATTAGATGTTGTAGCTAATGTAATTTGTTGTATTACGCTAGCAACACCAACACGAGAATTTAAAGCAATACCATTACTGGCAGCTGCACCACCTGCACTATTTGTAGGATGAATTAAAGTAGAACTATTAGAGCCAGGGGCTTGAAGTCTTAGAGTGCCGTTAAGCCTTAAAGTAGAAGCATTTAACAGCTTATCCTGATTTGCAATCTGAAACTGAACTATAGGAAATCCCTGTTTAAAACTATATGCACGTCCGGGAGGATTGATTGGAAAAATCTCACTTTTCTCAACTGAGTTAATTGCGGTAGCCATTTTATTAAAAGCAAAGAAAAAAAAAATTAAAAAATACTTTTAATTAAATTAGTTATTAATTAATTTAATTAATAAAATAAAAATTATTACATAGCTGAAACATTTCCATTAGAAACAACCATTCTTCTTAAATGGCAAACATAGTGATTAAACATTTTTTGTTTAGTAGCGCCAACATATTCAACCCTTAAACTTAAATCTCTAGAATTTAGATCCGAAACTTGACCATATCTACTCATCGCCCTACCTATAAGAAATTTTTTAGGAACTCTTTGAAGGTCTCTAACCCCAAAACCACAATTGGTGAATGCTTTCTCTAATTCGAGAAGGTGAAGAGCCTCAGTATGAGGATGAAGATTATTATATCTAGTTAAACTAATTGGTCTATCTGGAATTAGAGAGGAGCCAAGTGAATACTGGTAATTTTGACATCCATCAGTTTGACCCCTAAAACTATCATCTCTTAAGT